GGCCTGGCCAACCGCGACACAGCCTACGATGAGCAGGTTCTCGAAGCCGCTGACCAGCGCTATCGGGGCGGGATTGCTCTGAAAGAACTCGTGGCCCACTTCGGAGCCCGCAACGGCTGCGAAGATGGCTGTCGCGACGAGATCGGCATCGCTCGCAATCTGAAGGCGGCGTTCTCGACCACTGAGATCAGCTCGATCCTGTCGAATGTCGGCAACAAGTCGGCATTGAGCGCCTTCAATGCCGTCGAGCAGAACTGGCGGATGATCTGCAAGATCGGCTCGGCTCGCGACTTCAAGACGGTCACGAAGGTCTCGCTGCAGGGCGACATGACCTTCAAGAAGATCGCTCCGAGCGGGAAGATAGAGTCGGGAGACCTGGGGAACCAGGTCTACACGAACAAGGTCGACAGCTACGGGCGAATGATGGTTCTGACCCGTGAGGAAATGCGGAACGATGACGCCGGAGCCCTGGCCGACGTCTTCAAGAAGATGGGCCGCGGCGGTGCTCTGGCGCTGAATACCAGCGTCTGGGGATGCCTGTCTTCGAGCGTGACGTTCAGCTCCACGGCTGTGACTACGAAGGGATCGGCCTTCAAGTCGAACCTGTCGGCCAGCACTGCTCTCACCGTGGCTGGCTTGTCGACGGCTTCCGGGCTGTTTGATGCACAGGTTGACCCGGACGGCAACCCGCTGGGATCGGAAGCTCGCTTCCTGGTCACGGCAGCTGTGGACAAGGCTACCGCGTGGCAAATCGTCAATAGCACGCTCCTGGTCTCTGGGAATACCACGGCAGCCGGGCAGAACAATCCGCACGCCGGGAAGTTCGAGCACGTCTACAGTCGCTACCTGACCACCTCCGGAACCTGGTACCTGCTGGCCGACCCGAACGATATCGCGGTCGTGGAAGTGTTGTTCCTCGACGGCCAGGAAACCCCGCTGGTTCAGTCGTTCGAGACTGACCCGAGCCAGCTGGGCGTGGTCTATCGCGGTGTCTACGACTTCGGAGTTTCCGCAGTCGAGAAGCGTGGAGCAGTGAAGGCCACGGCGTAGTAGTTGTTTCCTTGCTATTGATTGGCAAGGTAAGGGCAAAGCCCAATCAGGGTTCGTCTAACGGTAGGACACTCGGCTTGTACCCGAGCAGCGATGGTTCGAATCCATCACCCTGATCTTCTGATTTTCTCTCTCCACTCTCGAAGGTGCATGAATGGCCGAAGCCTATTTTGTTCATGAAGACGGGCACATGCCCTACACGCCAATCTCGGCTGTGGCGGCTGGTGACGTCGAAGTTGTCGGAGCTGTTGTGGGCGTGGCAACGCAAGCCATTCCCGCCAACACTCTGGGAAGCCTTGCCACCAAGGGCGTGTTCAAGATGCTCAAGCCTTCGAGCGGTGCGATTGCTCATGGCATCAAGGTCTACTGGGACCCATCGACAGGCATCACGAGCACCGCTGGTTCGCTCAAGTGTGCCGGGTATATGTCGCGTGCAGCGGCTGACGGCGACACTGAAGCATACGTCGAACTGGCACGGGCGTAACCTGTGAACATCTTCGAACGTGGGAACGATTGGCTCAACTCCCGCCTCAAAACGGGCGGGAGTTCGACCATCGTTTTGACAGATCCGGACGGCAATACCGGCGAGCTGTCGGCTACGATCGATAAGCAGGTCAGGGGCTCGAAGCCTGTTGATGACATCGATACGCAGACCAGTGACAAAGACTTCAGCGTGTTGCGAAGCGACATCGAGGCCGCGGGGCTCGAAGAGCCTGCAGTTGATTGGACCGTCACATATGGCGGGCTGACCTATCGCGTCTTCGATGTTGATGAGTCGGACGCCTTCCAGGGCCGGATCATGCTGAGAACTCTGAGGGTTGACGAGTGATTCCAGAACTTCGTGACGCTCTAACTTCGCATCTGCTCCTTCTGGGAGTGGTCGAAGCCTATGCGTCATACAAAACGAAGATCGACGTGAAGACGCTCGACATTCCGAAGGTGACGGTGATTCCGTCCGCTCGCACGGAAACGCCACTCAACCGGGCGGGCCAGACGAAGTACGACGTGACAACCGACCTGGCCTACCGGGCGAGAGTCACGGACACGGACAACCTGACCGAACTCGACAGACACGACGCGAGAGTTGAAGAGATTCTCGAATCTCTGACGGTCGGCGATTCCATCGGCGATGGTTGGATGATCATGAGCGTGACACGTCCCACGCTGTTCAGCGTCGAGCACATCCAGGAAGCTGGCGTGTTCACTTCGATCATCAAGGTTGTCTGCTCGAAGGTGATCTGATGCAGCTCGGAGTCAAGGCCGCGAAAGCCCTGTTCTTCGACCGGCCTGTCACGCGAGCAGTGGATCGAGCGAAGCTCAAAGTTCTCTCGAAGTATGGGGCTTTCACTCGCCGGACAGCACGAGCGAGCATTCGCAACCGCAAGGGCGACACGCCACGCGGTCGGCCACCGGCCAACAGGGTGGGAACTCTCAAGAAGTACATTTACTTCGTGCGAGATCATTCGGCTGATTCAGTGCTGATCGGACCTGCCAAACTGAGCGGTACAGAGGATAAGCCGGGCCTGGAGTGGCTGGAAACAAACTTCCCATTCATGGGTCCAGCCCACGAAGAGAACCTGCCGAAACTCCCCGGAATGTGGAAGGACTCAATCTGATGGAATGGGCGAACTGGCTCTCGAAGTTCATTCAGGATGTTGGTTTCCCGATTGTCGTGGCTGTGGGAATCATCGGATTGATCGGCTGGATCGCACATCGCCTCGGCCAGTTTTGCGGGCCATTGATTCAGCAGCTGCACTCCTCGGTGATGGAGTTCCTCGGGACGACATCGAAGAGCGTTTCGGTTCAGACTGACATTCTCAACGTCATGGCGAATGACCAAAAACACTACGGGTCACTGGTGACCCGAATCCACAATCGAATTTTCGGAGATGACTCTGATGAGCTGGCTCAAGAATTGGAAGACAACCACGGTCGGCGGGGTGCCGGCTCTCGCGGTGCTTCTGCAGCAGATGGCGGCGGCGATTGACAACGATCCCGCCACGAATCCCAGCATGACAATCATCGTCCTGGCTATCGGTGCTCTCGGCAGTGCCCTGTTCGCGAAAGACTCGGACCAGAAATGAAGAAGGCATCCGCCAGAACTCGAAAGCCAGCAAAGGCAGCCCCGGAAAAGATGGCTGCCGTGACTCCATCGGCTCCAGCCGTTCCCCGTCAATGGGGGCTGATTGGTGCTCTGCTGGCTGTGTCGATTGCCATCACTGCTGGCGTGGCGATGCTGTTCGGGGTCCCTGGATCATCTCCAGACCCAGCCACTGAGCGGATGGTGATCAACAACTACATCGATCTCGTCTGTTCGGAAGTTCTCGACAAGCTGGCGGCCGCGAACGATGGCGACCTTACCGGCGAGCAGGCAATGCACGTCATCAAGGTCTCGATTCCGATCATTCAGGAACAGACCTGGCAGCCTCTGACTGACCGGCTCACCAGCCTGCAGACGGAAGGCGTCTTCGACCAAAAGAAGCTTCAGGCAGCGATTGACGAGACGCGGAAGGGGCTGCAGTCATGCAAGCGATAGACCCCGTTTGGAATCGTCCGCTGTGCTACGACGGAGCCAGCGAAGATCACGCAGCACTTGCCACGCTGTCGAGTCTCTGTGCGGTCAATGACGACTTCGCCAAGGATGTGAAGGTTCCGGACAATCTGGCGTTCGGATGGCTCCCGGTGAAGAATCAGGAGCGAATCGGAAGCTGTGGCGGACATTCGAATGTTGGCGTAGGCCAGGTGTGCCACTACTGGGCAACCGGCAAGCTCCCTGACTTCTCCGAGCTGTGGGCTTACATTCGGGCTCAATCTCGTGACGGGCTGGCCGGGCGGGACTGTGGCAGCACGGCGAACGCTCACATTCAGCTCGCCACGACCGAGGGCTACAAGACTGAGCAGGAAGTGCCATACCGGGGCCAGTCGTACCCTGTGAACTGGCGAGAGATCGCGGGGATCCCCGGAACTCCCGCTCTGCGGCTGAAGCAGGTTGTGAGAGTCAAGAGCTGGCAGCAGCTCCGGCAAGGCTTGGCGGCTCGTTGGGCTGCGATGGCCTTCGGTCCTTGGTTCAACGTCCCAAGGGATGGGCAGGTCCGACAGCTTCAGATCAATCAAGCCGGGGGGCATGCGTGGTATTTCCCCGGCGAGTTCCGAAACGGCAACCCGCGGGGAATGAACTCGTGGGGGATGGAGTTCGCCGACCGGGGCCGGTTCGATTTCTACGAACAGCCGTTTAACCAATGGCTGGCCCACCCGCAAACGTACGTTTTCCTTCTCTCGGAACTGGCCGAAGCGAAGCCGCGAAACGTGGATTTCACCAAGGAGCTGTGGACGTGAAAGCGTTTCTGATTGCCCTCGCCTCGCTCGTGTTGGCTGCCGTTCTGGTAGCTGCCGATCGGCCTCAGGTTGACAGTGATCTGCAAGCCAGCGTGTCTCATCAAGTCGACGCTGAGATTCTGGCATCGGCCAGCCTGGCAGCCGAGCGGGACGCGAGCCGGTTGCGGGAAGCGAACAAGGCGATTGACGATCTGACGGAAGAGAATCGCCTGCTGAAGTTCCAGCTTGGCAAGGCTCTCTGCGAACTCGACAAGCTCAAAGAGACGGCGACTTCCGCAGACATTCAGATTGACGGAAAGCTTCCGCGTCTCATCGTGTTCTCTGCTCGCGAGTGGTGTGCTCCTTGCCGGGATCTCGAAAAGCAGATCGTCAAGCTCGGCACGCAAGGATACGAAGTTGACGGAGTTCGCCACCTGTGGATCGAGAACATCGGCAGCGGTGACGACTACTCCATTCAGCTGATCGATTGCTCGGATACCGATGGGCCAGGAATGCAGATGGCGGGGAAGTTTAAGGTGTCGACGTTCCCGACCACGCTGCGAATCAGTGACATCGGAATCATCGAAAGCAGATTCACTGGCGTGATCGATGCTAACACGATCTGCCGTTACCAGGCTGGGAAGTGGTCGCCACCTCCCGCAAAACCTGACGCGAAAACGTTCGTTGGGAGCCAGAAGTGAACGACATCGAACAGGCACTGACACCGAAGGCCAATGAGCTTGGCGAGAACTACGCCAAGTGGTCAGAGAGCTACAGCTGCAGTGGTCGCAGCACGCGAAGAGCTGCAGCCGCAGTTCACCGCCAGTACGCCCGCGAGCAGCTCGAAGACGAGGCTGCGAAGCTTGGGCTGGGCGTCGGTTTCTTCGCCTCGATTCTGCTGAAGTGGGTGATCTCGCGACTCGTGGCCAAGATTATGGAACGGTGGCTGAATGCAAGTTGAACCGATCCAGATCCCGGAACAGTTTGCTTCGCTGGCTCGCCAGCTGTGGCGATGCCTTCGCGGTGAGCTGGGCCCCTGGGAAGTGGTGTTCGACGGCAAGCTCCTTTCGATTCGGTCGGCAGTGGCCTCTGAGTGGGCCAGCGGGATCTCGATAGAGTGTGGACCGAGCTTGCTCCGGTTCTTACGGGGCGATTCAGCTCTGAAGCATGGCGAGCACTCCTTCCGGTTCCTTCGGCCCTGCCTGGGGATCTTGGCAAGCGACACGCTGGCACACGACGGCAATGCGGTGATCCCTCAATTCTATGTCATCGCCCCGCGAGTCACCGACCCCATCGCCCATCACATTTCCGCCGACGATGACGGCAACTTCACCATCAAGCTTCGCACGCGGCTGATCGGAGCCCCTGTTGAAGCCCGGATTCTTCTCTAAGGAATAACGCATGTCACTGCTCGGTTTGGATTCCAAGGTCTACCGCAACACCGGCACTTACGGAAGCCCCACTTGGGTTGAGTGGAGCTGGGTCAAGGAAACGACTCTCTCACTCTCGAAGGGTGAGGCGGACGCCACCACGCGAGCCAACGGCGGCTGGAAGGCCACGATCGGCACTCTGAAGGATGGCTCACTCGAAGTCACCGCGATCCATGACACTTCGGACGCCCAATACCTCGCGGCGTACCAGGCGTTCTACCAGGACACGGTGTTTGATCTGGTCATTGCCGATGGTCTGATTGCCACCGTCGGAACTCGTGGCCTGCGGGCCTCGTTCATGGTGACGGCTCTCGACCGGGGTGACCCGCTCGAAGACGTGAAAACCACGACCATGACGCTGAAACTGACATATTCGGCGAACGACCCGGCCGAATGGCACACGGCAAGCTAGTGATTGATTTCCTTCCCACGGCAGCCCGCCGGCTGCCGTGGGATTTACTACCACGGAACCAAGCATGCAAAGCTTCAAGGATGTTGACGGCGAGCCTCACGATGTTAACGTGACGTTCGCCACGATCATGAAGGTGAGATCCCGAACGGGGATCGATCTGCAAGAGATCATTGGGCCGAAGTCTCGCGAGATTGTCGAGAAGCTCACCGACCCAATGACGTTTGTCGAGGTGCTCGGAATCGCCACCGGCGAGGATGGCGAACAGCTCGCTGAAAAGCTTGATGGAGCAGCTGCGGAAGCCGCAATGAATGCGGTGCTTGATGCGGTGCTCGATTTTTTCCCGCCCCAGAAGGGAAAGCCCATCCGGGAAGCCCTTCGCCGGACTCGGGAAGCGGCGGACCTGCAGGAGAAGACCACCCTGGCCCACCTGCAGGAAGCGATGACGAACGGCGACTTCGACCGGGCGCTATCGAAGGCCTTGTCTGGGAACTCGCCGGGGAACTCGGAATCGACCCTGGGCCCCGCACACTTCGAGAGCTGATCCTGATGAGCAAAGGCCGACGTTCCGCCGAATGGTCGAGAACGTCGAGCCTGATGGCTCTCCTTGCCAATGTGAACAGCTCCGGGAAACGCTGGAAGCCGTCTGACTTCGACCCCACGAAAAAGCGTGACGCGAAGAAGGCAGACGTGAAGCTGCCCCCCAAAGAATCGATTGACATTCTTCTGAAGGTGTTCGGTGTCAGCAACAGCCGTTAGAGCAGGACGAGCATTCGTCGAAGTCTTCGCAGACACGAGCCCACTGGCTCGCGGTCTGAAGAAGGCTGGAAAGATGCTCACTGGCTGGGCTGACGGACTCAAGTCAGTCGGGAAGCAATGGGCGCTCGCCGGATCGGCTGGAGTTGGTGCCTTCCTGGGTGCTGCTAAGGTGTTCGCAGACACTGGCAGCCAGTTGGACGACATGAGTCAGCGAACCGGGGCCAGCGTCGAAGCTCTTTCGGCTCTCAAGTACGCTGCCGAGCAGAGCGGAACCAGCCTGGAAGCCATCGAAACGGGCGTCAAAAAGCTGTCGGTGAACCTGGCCGAAGCGACCAGCGGGAGCAAGTCAGCCCGCGAGAAGTTCGACAAGCTCGGATTGAGCTGGAGCGACCTCGCAAAGATGTCGCCAGAAGATCAGTTCGTAGCCATCGCCGAGCGACTGTCACAGATCACAGATCCCGGCCAGAAGGCTGCGGCGACGATCGATATTCTCGGCAAGAGCGGGGCCGAACTAATCCCGTTGATGAACGGTGGAGCCAAGGGCGTTGCGGCTCTTGTGGACGAAGCGAAGCGGCTGGGGCTCGTGATGACGAGCGCCGAAGCGACTGCGGCGGCTGAGTTCGGCGACAAACTCGATCGGGCTTGGGCCATTGCCAGTCGGTCGGTGGGGCGGGTGGGGGCGGCTGTTGTCGGTGCTCTCGGTCCGTTTCTGGACATGCTGATTCCGTTGGCAGCTGCTACTGGCCAATGGATCGAGAATAATCGCGGGTTGTTTCAGATCATCTTGGCTGTGTCGGCTGCAGTGGCTGCGGCTGGTGCTGTGATGTGGTCGCTCGGGACAGCGATTGCAGCCACTATAACAGTGGTCTCGACCGCCGCTGCTGTCCTTGGTGCAATCCTGTCACCGATCGGACTCGTAACGGTTGCCGTTACCGGGCTGGCAGCCTACTTGATCACGCTTTCGGATGGATTCGGAAAGCTCGCTAGCGACACGATGCGGGCGCTCAATCTAATGGGCAGGGCTCTTGCTTCTGGTGATCTTTCGCTCGCGGCTGATGTTCTTTGGTCGTATCTGAAGCTTCAGTGGACTCGCGGGAAGGCCGCTCTCACCGAGATTTGGATCTCGACTGTCGAGGCTTTTGTCGACGCTTGGCGGTCGGCGGTGTTCGCGGTTGCGAAATTCGGAATCGAGTCTTGGGCCGGTTTGAGAATCGCCTGGTCTGAGACAGTCAACTTCATCGCGAACGCAGCTTCTGCTGTGACAACTGGATGGGTTGTTGCTTGGCAGTGGGCTATAGGTCTGGTTGAGAAGGCTTGGATCGGTATTCGTGCTCTGTTCGGCGAGAAGATCGACGTTCGCATGGCAATGCGGGGCGTCGACGCCAAGACGCAAGGCGTGATCGATCAGGCTCACGCGATGCACAATCAGGCAGCCGGAGCCAGAAACTCCGAGGCCGGAAGGCGTCGTGATCAGATCATGACCGACGCCAGATCGATGACGGACAGTCTCGCTGCACAGCGACAAGCCGAGCGGAACAAGCGGGCCAGCGAGAATGAGAAGGCACTGGCCGACGCTGCCAAGAGTCTCGAAGAAGCTTCGGCGAAGTGGGACGCAGCAGCCGCGAAAGCAGAGTCGGCCACGGCTGGCGTTATCGAAGCAGCTGTGGCAGGTGCTCAAGGTGCGAGCGCCGGGACTTCGAATGCAGTTTCGATGGTCTCAGGGACATTCAACCCGATGAACTTTCGCGGGTTGGGTGGCGGTTCTCAGACTGATCCTGTTGTGAACAAAATCGAGGAACTTCGCAAAGAAGTTGCCGCAATGAGAAAGGATGAGCGGGAACGCCCCAAGCTCTAAAACCACATGGCAGTTGTCCTGAAATATGACAGTTCGCTCACGGCTGGGGCTTCTTCAGCTGACGGAAGTCTCGATCGGAAGTACCTGGTCGGCAGCACGTCGGATGATGACGCATACAGCGAACTCCTGGCCCACGCCGATTGCCCGGACTCGATCAGCACGCCCTTCGGTGTGCTGTTTCGAAAGCGTGTCAGCGTCACGCATGTCGGCAACGGGAACTACGAGTGCGAATCCAGTTGGGTGGGCCTGGGGGTCGAGAATGACGAGCCGTCGTTCGTCGAATTGAGCTTCGACACACAAGGCAAGACGGAGCACATCACCCAGAGTATTGACACGACGATTTACCCCGGAACTGGCGACGATCACGGCGGGCAAATCGGCGTGACGAAGGACGGAGTTGAAGGCGTCGACATTGTCGTCCCGGCCTTCACATGGACGGAGACATGGATTTTCCCGAACGCGAGTTGCTCAACCACCTACCGTGAGTCACTGAAGACTCTGACGGGAACTGTGAACGATGCCACGTTCAGGAATCATGCAGCTGGTGAAGTGTTGTTCCTGGGCGCACGAGGCTCGCGAAAGAACGCTTTCCAATGGCAGATTGAATTCAGTTTCACGGCAATTCCGAACGCTTCTTCGCTGACTGTTGGAACGATCACCAGCATTGCGAAGAAGGGACACGACTACATGTGGATCACGTGGGACCGGGAGGAAGTTGGAGGCGATTTCGTCGCCAGTGTCCCCAGAGCTGTCTACGTCGAACAGGTCTACCAGACCAGCAGCTTTTCCAGCCTCAATATCGGAACGGGAGCGGTGTAAATGGAAGTTGAAGCACTCGTCAAACAGCTCACGTTGAAGTCAAAGGAAACGCAAGTTTCTATGGACTACACCGAACTGCGAGCGATTGAGGCTCAGCGGCTGATCGCTCAAACGATCCTCGCTCTGGGTGGCGAGCCGCCCGTCAGCGTTCTGGCCTGGGATCGTCATATCCAGTTGGCTCAGGAAGAACTCGACGAGTCGCGGCGGATGCTGGCCCACATGGAGTCCGTTGCTGCTGAAGCCGGGGGGCAGTAAATGTCGCTTGAACTCGCAATCAGTGCAGCCTCGGGAGTGTACACCGACACGGGCGGAACTACCGGAGCCGTGGCCGGTGACACTTTGGGAAGCTGGAAGATCACGTCCGGCGTACTGACGAACTCGCTTTTCACGCAGTCCAATGCGGCCAGGCGTCCGACGCTCCGAAGCAGTTCTGGAATCGCCGAAGTCGAATTCACTGGCACATCAATCAACATGGGGCTCGCCTCGCCCAACTGGTCAAGCTGGACCTCATTCGCTTGGCTGATGGTCATGCGGTTTGATTCAGCGGTGACATCGAGCCAGTTCCGGCACATCTGGGGTAAGTCGGCGAACAGCGGATGGACGAACGGTGGCTGTTTCATGAATAAAGCCCCGTACGGAACCTCTCGAACGGCCAACTTCTATTCCGAGGCGTACACATCCAGGTCTGTGGAGCATCGCACGCCAAGCCAAGTGACATCGACTCGGTTCGTTATGGCTGGGATCGTTGATTCCTCGAAGATGTGCACGTTCGTGAACAGCTACATGATGGCTAGCCCGGAGTCCGGGACCGTGGCACTGGGGACATCGGATCTGCGGATCGGGGATCACATGGACAACGGCGGATACGGGGCCGGTCCGAACTACTTTCTATCGGCCTTCAAGGTCTGGAACGCAGCAATCACCGCCTCGGAAATGCAGACCGAGATTGCCAGTCAGATGACGACGTGGTCGGTTACTGACACGGTGACACCTCCGACCGTTTCGGGATCTGTAGCCCTTCCACCAGTGCGGAGATTCATGTGAAAGACTACCCAACCGGGACCACGATCTACCTGAAGTTCGGTACACAGCGACCGTCCACGGGGGCGTCATACGCATTGGCAAGCGGTGCGGTGTCCGTCTACAAGGATGGCAGCGCCACCCAGTCAACGTCTGGCGTGACGCTTACTGCTGACTTCGACTCCGTGACTGGGCTGAATCACGTCGCTATCGACACATCGGCAGATGGTACGTTCTACTCGTCTGGTTCTGATTTTCAGGTCGTGCTGACCGCTGGAACTGTCGATTCAATTTCTGTTGTCGGTCAGGTGATTGGCGAGTTCTCACTCGGGAAGACGTCGGCACTCCGGCCTACCGTTGCGGGGCGAACTCTCGACGTGTCTGCCGGTGGAGAGGCTGGAATCGACTGGGCGAACGTGGGCAGCCCGACTACCGCTGTCGGATTGACAGGGACGACGATCAGCACGAGCCAAGCTGTTGCTTCTGTGTCCGGTGCTGTTGGATCGGTAACCGGAAACGTCGGCGGCAACGTGGTCGGGTCGGTCGGATCTGTTTCGGCTGCTGTGACACTGCCCACGATTCCCACTGACTGGATCACGGCGACTGGAATTGCAGCCAGTGCACTCAATGGCAAGGGCAATTGGCTGGAAACGACGAACGACAGGCCGAAGCTGACTGCGGTCTACGACAAGCTGCCGTTGCGGGGGTACTTCGTTGGAACCACGGTCAATTCCGGTGCGATCGCATCCGCTGACATGGCGGCGATTTCCGATGCGGTCTGGGACGACTTGCTTGAGGAGCATGACGATGTGTCAAAATTCGGGGGCTTTATCCAGCTGCTTGCGACGGCGGCGAGCCTGACGACCGTTGCCGGGAACGTCTCATCGATCCTTGGCAAGCTGACCGGCATCACCTACCTGAAAAACTGGCTGGCGGCGATGTTCGGCAAGACCGCCGATTCCGGGACTCTGGCCGAAATGACCGCCACGACCGCCGGCACAACATACGACAACGCGACCGACAGCCTGCAGGCCATCCGAGACCGCGGTGACAACAGCTGGAGCGGCGGTGGGGGTGGAGGTGGCGGAACAGTCACGGGGGCCTCTGACGCCTTCCTTGATCAGCTGCGGGGCATTCGATTCATCGGGCCGACCAGCGTCAGCAGCTCGCCTCGCCAGATCGTGGCCGGCGACGATTACAGCGGAACGCGGGCGCTCCGGTTTGAGAGTGACGCTCTCCCGGATCTCTCCGGGGCCAGCTCGATTACGTTCACGATGCGAGCCACCAACAGGGCGGCAACAGTGGCCCTGACGGCTACCACCGTGGCCTACCAAGAAGATCCGACGCGGCTGGAAGTGACCCTGACTTCGACGCAGACGCGGCTTGATCCCGGCTGGTACGACGCCGACATCGAAGCCGTGGTCGACTCGAAGAAGCAAACCGTAGTGGGCCCGAAGGTCCGCTTCGAAGTTCTGGAGGATCAGACCCGATGAGTGTCCAACGAATCAGCCGCACAAGCCGAGTTCCCCGGCCCGGTATCGACTGGTTCAACAAGGTGGGCCAGGCTGTCAACGATCACGAGCAGCGGTCGAAGACATTTGGCCGACGGGCTGCGAGCCCAATCTCGAAAGAGCCTCAGGCTCTTATTGTGCTCGTGAAGAACACGACCGAGGACACGATCGGCCAGTATCGCCCACTCGATCTTGACGGGACTGTGATTCACGAGCAGAACATCGTTCTCAAGGGTGTTGTGGGGGCCGGTGGCCGGTGCGTCATTACGCAAGAGGTTATTCCGGCTGGAAAGGTGGGGCGGGCTGCGATCTCGGGGGTGACGTTTGCATGGGTGGAAGGCTACACGGCTGCCCAAGCGGGATCTTCTGACGGCGTGATGCAATTCGCCAGCGGTCGGGCCCAAGTGATCTACGACACGGACTCCGGATCAACCGGTGAGAGAATTGCCGTCGTTCTTCTCGACGAAGCTACGCATGCCTTTGCTGTGGGAACAGTGACGGCCAGCCCCACCAGCGGAACGAAGACCGGCTTCGCACTGGTTCAGATTGCTCATTGCTCTGACAGTCAATACGTCGGCCAGTCGGTTTGGGTGGCTGACTGGCTCGGCCAACTCCTGGCCGACGAAGCAGCAGCGGACCGAGTCGATCGCAAGGTGGCTATTTTCCTGGCCTCTTCACCGCTTTCGATTCACACGGTGACGGACTCCGCAACGTCGACCACCGTTGGAACACCCTGGGTATTGATTCACGCCAACTGCCCGGAGGTGGTGTGATGAGATCGAAGGGTAAACCCAGCTGCGGCGGGTGGGGCTGCAACCCGTGCGAGGCGGACAGCAATCCCTGCCTTGTGCTCACCGTCGAAGATCCCGTTACCATTGTTCTCGACGAAGCTCCGACCGATTACACGGTCGAGGATATGGAGGAGTTTCTGCCCGAAGACCTCCCGAGAGACCTGCGATACTTCTGCGTCTGGAACTCCACAACCGGGAAATACGAGTGCAACTATCACACGCCGGGAGCGACCGACACTGAGGAATCTGCCAGCCTCGTGATTGCGGACCGGCACGGGTCAGACGTGCTCTATCGGTCGGTGACTTACGACACAGCTCCGAACAATCTGTGCGACGGTGAACGCTGGTACGGCGGGGCGTCGACAGAGTTCCCGACCGAGTTTCGCGGCTCGACGTTTAGCACTCCAGCGAGCTGCCGGTATGCCGAGCCGGACGGCACATCCGGATATTGCAACTGGGGCGTTCTGCCGGGCCACGTGGGCGATATGTCCACCGGGCCTTGGGCTTCCTTGGGTGGATTCCCGGTCAAGTGGCATCGCGTAAACGTCGGCGGTGTGCTGAAAGTCAGGATCACTGTCGGAACGCCAAACGGTCCGGGTTGGTGGGGAGAGACGGACTTCTATCGGGCGGGCTCAACTCCCACGGCTCCGGTGTTCTGGTGGCCGATTCCGTCCGGGTCGCCGATTCGACTGGCCTGGACGCCTACGGTTCAGGACGACGGCAGCGCTCCGATTGATGACCCGCTGGCGAGTGCAGAGACGTCGACGTTCAACCCGTGGCCAGACATTCTGCTGGGTTCCTGCAGCAACACATTCCCGACTGATTGCGATCCGATTACATGCCTTCCTCAGTGCGTTGTTCAGGACTGCGGCGGAGTGAATCGGCGGCGACCGCTAAACCTGACTGTCACTGGTTGTGCAGACTTGGCTGCATTGGCTCCAGCAACATTTCCCACAGTTGACGGTGGTGGCTTTCAGTCTGGCACGTTCGGCTATGGGGCGACGTCTCCGCCTGGAGAGCCGCCTGTTGCTCAAATTCTGATCCAATACAGCTGCACGGTTGACGGCTTGCTCAGAGAGGTGTTCGTCACAGATACGGACGCAGCCAGTTATTCCAACTCCGCGATTGTGAGCGCCGCCTGCCCGGACGGAGCGTTTCACGACACGTTCACGCTGGATCTGTTGGATTGTGGGATTACCACGTTTGACGTGTTCTCTGACGCGAGCGATCCATGGGAATACCTGTAAACCTTTGCCGCTCAAAACAGCCTCTCCCGGCTGCCGGAGAGGTCACGACCTGCGATGGGTGCGGGCTCGCTCGCTCGCGGCTTCAGCGGCTCCAATGCGAGCGAAAGGGGCCGAAGACCATCGCGGCGAAAGCCGAGCCAGTACGCATGGACTGGCTGGCAGAGTTTCCCTGCTTATATCGCGGCGAGAAGCATGACGCGGAAGCGTGCGGTTGTGCTGGTGCTGATAGCGTTCCAGTTTATCAATGTCTCGAATCACAAGAGACGCTCTGCGTGATTCTAAAATCAAATCGCGGCAGACTGGTACGCAAAGATTACGAGAGGTTTGCTGATCTCAGGGCGTGCGAGAATTGTCCACTGGCGGCCACGGCTGCCGTTCTGGGTCAACCTGCTTCAGTGCCAACTGAATAAAGCGAGTGTCAGCGTTCAAGCGGTCGTTCAGTCGTTTCTTCTCGGCAATGTCTTCTCGAACGGCTTGCGTCAAGTCGTACGCAAACAGTGCGAACACGCCAACTACAGCGGCGAGAACATAGATCGAAGCCTCGCCACGAATCGCAGCCCAATCGGTTTTGGTTTCATTGCGAACAAACGGAACATCCGTAGACATCACGAGCCCCTTTCAAGAACGACCACAGCCAGCAACGCAAATGCGTTCCAGTCGGATCACTCGATTCTGAATTTTCCTGTTTTTCAACCTGTCGTCAATACACTTTAGCCGCACTTCTACTGCACTTTTTCTGCACTTTTTCTGCACTTCTAAAAAAACACCGAAAACCAGCCTTACAACTCGCTCACGAAAGCGAGAACGGCAATGGCTCTTGACGTCCAGAAGAAACCAACAGCACGCCCGCGGCGTTGCATGGTATACGGTGTCCACGGCATTGGAAAGAGCACGTTCGGTGCCTCAGCTCCGAAGCCGCTGTTCATCCAGACTGAGGACGGAATCGGCGATATCGACTGCGACCGGCTCCCGCTCTGCGGCTCGCTTGAGATGTTCTACGACCAGCTCGGCAGTGTGCTCTCTGAAGATCATGACTATCAAACGCTCGTGATCGATTCCGCCGACTGGCTGGAAAACCTGATCTCTGCAGCAGTCTGCAATCGTGGCGGGAAGAAGGCACTCACTGACTTCGAGTTCGGCAAGGGCAACGGGCTTGTTGTTGCTGAGTGGGGAACGGTTCTGGAAGGACTGCAACAGGCTGTCAATCGCGGCCTGATGGTGATCCTCCTGGCCCACTCAGAAGTAACAACGTTCAACGATCCACTGTCGAACAGTTACGACCGCTACTCCCCGAAGCTGCTGAAGAAGTCTTCGGCACTGATTCAGGAATGGTGCGACGAAGTTCTATTCGCCATCACCAAGGTCTTCACCACGACAGAGGATCTCGGCTTCAACAAGAAGCGAACAGTTGCCACTGGCGGCGAGATGCGAGTTCTCAAGACCACGGAAGCGGCTGGCTGGTACGCGAAGAACCGGCTGGCGATGCCTCCGGAGATTCCGTTCTCGTGGGCTGAATATCAGAAGTGCATGAAGTAGCTGTCTGCGACAGCATCCGCGTGGATGGCGTAACGGTAAACGCGTCACCCCTCAAAGGTGAATCCGGCAAGGTCTCTGACCGGTCTTGACCGGCTGGCGTCTGGGTTCGACTCCCAGCCACGCGAATAGCGAGACACTTCGTCTCGCTCACACACGAAAGAAGGACGAAGACGATGAGCGTTGACTTTGGCGGCGACGGATTCAATTCCGAGGACGTTCCACCGGACAGCTTTTCACCACTGCCGGAAGGCTCGTACACGGTGATCATTACCGACAGCGAGCAGAAGCCGAGCAAGAGCGGCAAGGGCTCATATCTGAAGACAACCATGCAGGTTGTCGAAGGCGAGTTCAAAGGCCGGAAGCTCTGGGGAACGTACAGCCTCTCCCACGAGAACCAGCAGACTGTTGAGATCGCCAAGCGGCAGCTGGCCGACATCTGTGCGGCTGTCGGAGTGCTCCGGCCTCGCAACTCTGGCGAGCTGCACAATAAGCCGTTCGTTCTCGATTTGAAAGTCGAGGAACGGAAGGACTCTCCCGGCGAGTTCCAGAACCGAATCAAGAAACATCGGCCTCTCGTGGCTGGCGGTGGGCCAGCTGCTACGCAAGCTCCAGCCTCAAACGACGGCAAGCCGCCGTGGGCTCGGTAGCCATGGAAGCTCTCATCATCTCTGTTGCCGGTGTCTCATTTGCTTTCGGCTGGTGGCTTGGAAGCAACAGCGGAAAACCGATCGCCTAAATCGCGGTCGCCTGACCGTAGGACTGCTGAAGCAGGAAGCGTAGGCCAGCGGCTCGGCTTGGGGTTCGAGTCCCCATCAGGCACTTCTCAATTCTCGACTTGGAGGGATCATGTCAGTTCATCAGTTGCCAGAAGATTTGCGGTTTCCGCTGCATCGCGACACTCCACGCAAAAGCCGTGGAAAGATCGTGTTTCCCTATCCACCGTTTAAGCTGCATGACATCGGCGAAAACAGAGAGACTCGGCGGAAGCTTGGGGTAAAGTCGTGATCGAGCTGCGACACTACCAGCAAGCCGCGAAGGACGCTGCCTATCGTCACCTGCGGATGAGAGATGACAACCCAGTCATCGTGATTCCGACAGGTGGCGGGAAGACTCCGCTCATCGCTTCGATCTGCGAAGACGCTGTGAAGCAGTGGGGCGGGCGTGTCCTAGTCATGGCCCACGTCAAGGAGCTTCTTCAGCAGGCAGCCGACAAGCTTGGGAAGATGTGTCCTGGTGTCGAAGTGGGCGTCTACTCTGCTGGGCTGTCAAAGAAAGAACTCGACAAGCCTGTCACGGTTGCCGGAGTTCAATCGATCTATCGACACGCCTGTGAGCTGGGAAAGATCGATCTCATCTTAATCGATGAGGCGCATCTTGTAGCCACCGAAGGCGACGGGATGTATCGGAGCTTCTTGAGGGAGTGCCAGGTTGTCAATCCTAGCGTTCGCGTTGTGGGCCTTACTGCGACTCCGTTCCGAACCGGCACGGGCCCGGTTTGCTCAGACGATCACTTCCTCAACGCAATCTGCTACGAAATCTCGGTCAGACAGCTGATTGCGGAAGGGTTCCTTTCTCCGATCGTTGCCAAGGCCGGGCAAGGCGTATCGATCGACTTCTCGGCTATCGCGAAGCGTTGCGGTGAGTTCGACGCTACCGCATCGGAACAAGCCTTCGACAAAGACGAGATCACGTCGGCGGCTGTTGGCGAGATCTTGACGATGACGGCTGACCGTCGTTCGGTGCTGATCTTCGCCACGGGCGTGAAACATGCCGAACACATCCGGAAGGCGATTGAAGCGAGCGGGCAGGAATGCGGGATCGTCACGGGCTCGACTCCATCAGGCGACAGGGCGGAACTGCTGGCACGATTCAAGGGTGAGAAACTCGGGATGCTGTCCCGGCCTCAGCTGAAGTTCCTCGTGAACGTCAACGTTCTCACCACGGGCTTCGACGCTCCGAACGTTGATTGCGTGGTGTTGCTTCGTCCGACGATGTCGGCGGGCCTCTACTACCAGATGGTCGGGCGTGGATTCCGCCTCGCCCCCGGCAAAGCAGATTGCCTGGTTCTCGACTACGGCGACAACGCGAGACGGCATGGGCCGGTTGACAAGCTGCAGATCAAGTCACCTGGATCTCGTGGTGGAAGTGGTGAAGCTCCCGGCAAGGAGTGCCCAACATGTCACAGCGTGATTTTCTCGGGGTACGCCGTGTGCCCCGATTGTGGACACGAGTTCCCGCAGAGCGACAGCGACAAGCTCGGCCACACGTCAGCAGGCGTCCCTGTGTTGTCTGGCGTGGTCGAGGATGAGGAGCACGAGGTTGAGTCGGTCGAGTATGCAGTTCACCGCAAGCGAGGAGCCCCGGACGACGCGCCGAAGACGCTGCGGGTGATCTATCGCTTCAACCCGTGGGACTCAATCAGCGAATGGATCTGCATTGAGCACACGGGATGGGCTCAACAGCAGGCAAAGAAGTGGTGGGCCAGTCGGTCGGCTCACGAGTTCCCCTACGACGCTGACTACGCCGTGAAGCTGGCGAACGCGGGAGCCCTGGCCCACCCGGTCAAGGTTTTTACGCGGAAGATCAGCGGCGAGCAGTGGCCAAAGATTCTGCGGGTTGAGTGCGGTGAGATCCCGCCCAAGTCGCTTCAAGTTCCTGATCTCGACACTGAGGAGGTTCCGTTCTGATGGACGCCAAAGAAGCTGCAGAGACACTGTCAAAGTGTCATGGTGAATTCGTTCCAACGAAGGAGTTTCAGCAAAAGCTTTTCGATGCCGGGATCGTTGTAGTTGTCCCGCCATTTGATGACGAATGGTGGGGCGATGAAGTTTGCTTTCATGGAAGATTCAACGGCCATGTGTACATCGGAGACGAAGACCCAATTGAATGCGCCGTCCACAAGTCAATTGGCCTCATCGACAACTGCTTCCACGACCATTGCGATCCAGAATTCTGTGACATCAAGCGTCACATTGATTCAGGGCCTGGCGTTGTGCTGATGCATGTCGAAGGCAAGGACGATCCGACGCTGCGCCTATCTGCAAGCTTTCCTCACGAATCGTTTCGCGTCAAAGGTTCTCGAAACACGGGAATCGCATTCAGCATCGAAGACGCAACCAGCAAGGAGCCCGCATAGTGTCATCTCTCATCTATCTCGCCGGTCCGATCACTCTCCCAGATCCATGTTCGAACACCCACTTCGCAATTCAGATTGCTGACGCTCTCGTGTCGGCTGGGTTCACGCCGTTCGTCCCTCACCTGTCGACGCTCTGGCAGACGGTCCTGCCTCACTCGCACAGCTGGTGGATCGAATACGACCTGCGAGTCATCGACAACTGTGCAATCGTTGTCCGGATTCCCGGACCGAGCCAGGGAGCCGATATCGAAGTGGCCTACGCCCTGCAGCACGGAATCCCCGTGCTGTTCCTCGAAAGCGACGATCCACAAGAATCGGTCGATAAGCTGACGCAGCTGGCTCGCGTGGGCCAGGTGTTGGCCGGTTTGTAATCGAGAAAGGATTCTCAAACGTGCCTCAATCACTCTCCCCCAATGACCCAGAGTTCTGGGAGAAGATCGCTGCCGTCCTGCCGGTGAACGAAGAGAATCGGAAGCTCTGGATCGGTGCTGCGATCAATCAGCTGACCGTTTTGGGCTTCCCGGCTCTCTCGCTGCTCTCGCATGCTCCGGACGTCGACGCGAAGGCGTTTGCGGCCTGGATGAAAGAGAACTTCACGCCGGACTACACGGCTGACGGGGAGGGCTTCGAAGGATGACCCCTCGCGTCCACGGTCGAAGATGGCAAATTCATCACGAAGACCGGGAGGGGCTTTACGGTGAGTGCGACTGGTCCGCGAGGACTATCACGATTCACACGAGCCTGAAGAACTGCCGTAGGCAATTTCGGCTCGAAATCCTTCTGCACGAGGTATTGCATGCGTTGTTCCCTGAGGCCACGGAAGGCCAGGTTGACGAAGCTGGGAAGGTTCTTTCCAAGATCGTCTGGGCAGACGGTTGGAGGCGGTTGGACGCTCGGAAAAGGAAGTGAGGGCCTCCTATGTCTCGCGTTCTGATCATCGGTGACACTCACTGCCCTGGCATGCGAACCGGCTACGTCGACTTCCTCAAGCGAGTGGCCGACCGCTACGCAATCACGCGGGTGGTTCATATCGGCGATCTCGTCGACTGGGCCTCGATCTCGTACCACGAGAAACACCCAGTGCTTCGGAATCCGACGCTCGAATACAAGCGGGCATTGAAGCAAGTCTCGACGTTGTCGAATGCGTTCCCGAAGGCTGATTGGCTGATCGGGAACCATGACGCACTGACAGAGCGCCAGCTCGTGACGGCTGGGCTCCCTCCCGAGCTACTGAGATCACAGAACGACATCTGGCAGATCGAATGGAAGGTTCATAAGCGATTCTCGAAGCTCGAAATCGATGGCGTGATCTACTCACACGGTGACAGCGGTCGAGGCGGAATTGATGCAGCTCGGCTCCAGTCTCAGGACAACTTCCGCTCAACAGTCATCGGCCACTTCCACGGGCAAGCCGGCGTGAAGTGGTTTGCGAACAACGATTCACGGGTCTTTGGCCTCTCCGTGGGTTGCGGGATTGACGCTGACGCCCTGGCCTTCGAGTACGGACGCAAGTTCGCTCGAAAGCCGCTTCTAGGCTGTGGCGTTGTCCTGAATGGGAAACAGGCTTACTTCGAACCGTGGCTCCTGAGGTGCCGAAAGTGACAAACGTCTTTCGCGTGCAAATCTGGGACGGTAGCCAATGGCGAACAATGCAGCAGCGGCACGCCACTCGGAAAGTCGCTCTCGGATGGGTGAGCTTTGCGAGATCGGCTTGGCACGGAATGCCGGGGCGAGTGAGGTCTGAGAAGAACATCGCGAAAGATCGATAGCAACGGGCTGGATTCAACCGAGTATTCTAAACGGCTGTTGCCGTTCATTCAGAGGAGGATTGATGGTGTCGAAACTTGCTGTGAAACCGAAGGAAGCTGCGGAGATGTTGAGCATCTCCGAGCGTGTCATTTCTGACCTCGCACAGTCAAAGGAGATCGCAGCCGTGAAGGTTGGCCGGGCTGTGATCTACGACGTGAGAGAGCTGGAACGCTGGCTGACCGTTAAGACTGAACAAGGGAGGTGGAACGATGAATGACGAATTCTGTCAATTCAGCGACATGTCATCCGGGCTTTACGAGTGGCTGAAGCGTGGTCACTTGACGATTGGGTTCGCAGCGGAAGAGGTGCTGCGGACGGTGGCGAAGACAAGTCGGACCAGATCGATTAGGGAGGCAGTAACCGTGTCGGGCCGGGAAACCAGAAACAGACTTGCCGCGAAGATCGCTGACAGTCCTGTCAGCGCGGTGGATCTATTTTGCGGTGCCGGTGGATTGACGCACGGGCTGATTCAGGCAGGAATCAAGGTCGAGGCGGGAATTGATATCGACGAACAGGCAGAACACGCATTCGTGACCAACAATCCGAATACAGCGTATTACGCATGGGATGTTGGTCGCAAAAAGTACCCTTCGATTGAGAAGCTGTTCGCCAAGGGCAAGTACCGCCTGCTGGCAGGCTGTGCCCCGTGCCAACCGTTCTCGAAGCTAACCCAGGCGATCGAGAACCATCAATGCCGGGATTTGCTCAACAGTTTCGCGCGTTTCGTCGCGCGCATTCAGCCCGAGCTGGTGACGATGGAGAACGTGCCCGAACTCGCTGAACGCGGGCGGGATGTCTTCAATACTTTCGTCGCCACACTCGAACGCCTCGACTACCACGTCGATTGGAGAATCGTAAAGTGCGAGGAATATGGCGTACCTCAGTTCCGCCGCAGGCTCGTTTTGCTAGCGTCCAAATTGGGCGAACTGAAAGTGCCTGATGGCCAGTACTGCACTGAGAAGAAGTGGAAAACTGTACGGAAAGCGATTGGACAGTTGCCTCCCTTGGATTCCGGTGAAGAACACCCCAAAGACCGGCTGCACGTTGCGCCCAGACTCTCCGATCTCAACCTGCTACGAATCAAGGCCACAAGTCCGGACGGTGGCAATCGTCGCGAGTGGCCGGAAGATTTGATTTTGGAGTGCCACAAGAAGGAGACGGGTGAGCGGTATCATTCGATCTACGGCCGAATGTGGTGGGACAGGCCCTCTCCCACAATGACTACACTTTGTACCGGCATCGGGAATGGTCGATTCGGGCATCCCGAGCAACACCGGTCGATCACATTGCGGGAAGCAGCGCTGCTTCAGAGTTTTCCCCGCTCTTACGAATTCTGGCCTGCCGGCACCAAGCTGAATCGAGGTGCGGTCAGCCGAATGATTGGTAATGCCGTTCCACCTCGCCTCGCCAAGGCGCTCGGCTTGGCAATCATGGAGCACGTCGCAGGTCTGGAGTTTCTACCTGAGTATTGGAGTCTAGCAAGTGAGCAGTAACCCGAAGGACGCTGTCGGCCAGCTGAAGCCGCAACTCAATCTGATCCCGGCTTCCGCACAGATACTCGAATCTGTCGTGATGGCTCTTGGGGCTGAGAAGTATGGGCCTTTCAACTGGCGAGAGTCAGCCGTTCGGGCCTCGATCTATGTCGCGGCTGCGATGCGACATCTGCTCGCGTGGGCTGACGGCCAGAACGAAGACCCAGAGAGCGGCGTATCCCACCTGGCCCACGTCCGGGCCTGCATGGGAATCGTTCTCGACGCTCAGTCGCTCGGGAAGCTCGAAGACGACCGACCGAAGCAGAGCGGGGAAGCCGCAAAGCTGATCGAGCAGCACACGAAGCAGGATCCCAAGCCTGTCGAAGCTGATCCCCCATTCCGCACGCCGGAATAGAAGGAAAAATGATGTTGGCTAACTTCAAAAACCACTCCGTCACAGTGATGCACGATTCTGGACTTTACCGACATTTGCGTTGTCGAGTAGGCGAAAGTTTCTGCATGGGGTTCGATGTAGTGACGTGGCCGGGGTATTTGTCGATCTCCGGCGACATGGGATGCTTCGTGTTCACTCGCGTCAATGACATGTTCACGTTCTTTCGAGGACACGAAGACGAACCGAATCTCGGTTACTGGCATGAAAAGCTAGCCGCTCACTGCTCTCGGCAAGGCTCGGAAGAATTCTCGCGGGAGAAGTTCGAGCAGTGCGTTGAGTCTTATATCGAAGGCTGGGACGAAGGATCTGAGAAAGAGCGTGTTCGCGAAGAACTCATTGAATCAGACTTGTCTGATTGCAGTCATGACGAGCTTGTGAAAAAGGCAATGGAGGCGGGGCTGGACAGCTTTTACGAATACTCGCTGACTGAGTTCACGATTCGATTTAAGTGGGCATGTCACGCGATTCCGTGGGCAATCATGAAGTACGACAAAGGCGAGTTTTCCCGCGTCTAAGTCTCTGGTCACATTTCTCAGCGATGGTTTTTCATGGATGTCGTCTCACAAGCCAAGAACTACGCCGCTCGCGGCTGGTCGGTTGTCCCGATCGCTGCCGGGTCGAAGGGGCCGACGCGCTCCGGATGGCAGCACCTTCGACTCTCGGAAGGGGAGATTGATGATCTGTTTCATGGTGGGGAAAATGTCGGAATTATTCTGGGCGAAGCTTCTGGCGGGTTGCTCAATATCGATCTCGACTGCGTTGAAGCGGTTGCTCTCGCGAATGACTACTTGCCTCCGACGCCTTGCGTGTCGGGACGCTCGGGGCGGCCAGGGGCTCACCGCTGGTACAAGTGCTCCGACTGCACTCCAAAGCAATACCGTGACCCGCTCGACAAGTCGAGTATTGTCGAGATCCGGGGGAACGGGCAACAGACCGTTGCCGGACCGTCACGACATCCCAGCGGAGACGTTTACGCGGTGGTGCCGGAAGCCGAACCGGCGACGGTGGAACGCTGCGACATCGAAGCGGCGGTCGAGAAACTCTGGGAAGCGGTAGTCAGACACAGGGGCCACGAGCTGCCAAAGGTTACTCAACCTCCCGTGTTCACGGCTCCAGCTCGTGGCCCTGTCTCTCTCGAAGATCGGGCTCTCGCCTACCTTGACGCCATGCCTCCGGCCATCCAGGGCCAGAACGGAAGCGGGGCACTCTACGCAGCTGCAACCAGCCTGGTGCATGGTTTCGAGCTGAACGAAGAACTCGCTCTCCTGATCCTGATGGAGCGGTACAACCCGCGATGCGTTCCGCCGTGGACTGAAGCGGAGATTCGCCACAAGGTCGAAGAGGCGGCGAACAAGCCGCACAGTCAACCGCGTGGCTGGCTGGCCAACCAGGCGAGCCCTCAGGACGCGGCACGGGCTGCGGTCGATCTGTCGGGCCTCCTGGCAATGAGCGTGCCACGGGCGGCCACTCCGACGCCTGCAGCAGCTCACGAGGAAGTCACGATTCCTCGCCATCTGTTCGAGAGCGTTCCTGGCTTCATTCGAAGCGTGATGGACTTGACGCTTCGAACGGCCCCCTATCCGAATGTCCCGCTCGCGTTCTCCGGGGCCTTGTGCCTGCAGGCGTTCCTTGCGGGGCGGAAGGTGGCTGACCCAGAAGACGGACGCACGAACATGTTCGCTCTTGCCCTGGCCCAATCAGGAGCCGGGAAGGATCACCCACGGAAGGTGAATTTCAAGATCTTGGGGGAAGCCGGGATCACAGCCTACGGCGACCGAGTCGCCAGCGGTGAGAGTCTGCATGATTCACTCTTCGCTACTCCATGCATGCTGCTGCAGACGGACGAGATCGATGAGATGTTCCAGAACTTGAAGATGGGAGCCGAGAGCCGGTACGCCAGCTGGCAGAAGATCATCATGACGCTTTGGAGCAGTGCGAACTCCGAAGTGCCGATGAGACTCAAGAGCGGCAAGGATCACGCGGTATTGGTTCAGCCTCACTTGGTTCTGATGGGGACGGCAGTTCCGAATCACTTCTTCGACAGCTTGAGCGAATCACAGCTGACGAGCGGCCTCGTGTCTCGAATGCTGATCATTGAAGCCGATCCGAGGGGGGAAGGCCAGACGGCAAGCCCGGTGAAGCCACCAGCCGAGATCATTGACGTTGCTAAGTGGTGGCGTGACTACTCGCCGGGCGGTGATCTGCAGGCAGTGAATCCGAGTCCCCGCGAAGTGCAATACACGGAAGCCGCAGCGAAGTGCCGGGACGCAGCCCGCAAGGAGTTCGGGAAGCTCTGGGACGCTGGCGGCGACACTGAAAAAGCCGTCTGGTCGAGAGCTTGCGAGCAAGCCCAAAGAATGGCTCTCTGCTACGCCTGCTCCGAGAACCACGAGAGCCCGCAAGTCACTTCGACGGCGATTGAGTGGGCTATCGAATTCATGCGAGCCCACGCGAAGCGGTTGCTTCACCTGGCAGCGAAGCGAGTCACTGACAACCCCTGGGACAAGACAGCGAAGAAGGTGCTGAGAAAGATCGAGGATGCAATCCTCATCGATCACTCGGCACTTCTCCGGATGATGAACATGCCGTCAAAGGCATTGAAGGACATCGTCGAAACTCTGATCGTGTCAGAGAGAATTCGAGCTGTCAAAGAGAACGACCGTGTCTGCTATGAGGTGGTGAGATGAGGAAGATCGATTACACACTGACGCTCTTGCTTGCTTCGATTTCGAACATGGCAGCGATTCTCGAAATGTGCGGCGGGATGGCCAGCGTCGAATCAGACAAGGACATCGGCCGAGCTTTTAAGAAGCTGGAGAAAGTCGGAAACCTGCTGGTTAAAATCAGTAAGCCTCTTTCCAAGAGGATTCATGGTGCCATCGAAGAATCGGGAGACGATCCCAATGAAACCTAACACCCGCCATAACGCGAAGCGTGAAATCTCCATCCAGCTCCAGCAGCTGCACGAAGACCGAGAGCAGGGCATCGAAGAACTCGAAGAACGTCTTCAGTACTTTGACGATTGGGACTATTGCGAATGGCACAGAAGCGAACAACACGACAACCCAAGACTTCTCGGGTCGAGCGAACTCGGGCCGGTGGGAAGTGGACCGAGGCAGCATTCTGGGGGTGGCTCCGTTCTGGACTCCGGCGAATGTCGCTTCGTTGGCCAGGGCGGGCTCTTTCCATCAATCGAGCCCGCAGAGCTTACACCGGACCAAACCCCCGGCAGAAGTGGGAATACCAATGTGCTCGCTGCCTTGGCTGGTTCCCTCGAACAGAGGTTGAAGACGATCACATCGTTCCCTGCGGAAGTCTCCGGAGCTATGCAGACCTTACAGGCTTTGCTGAGCGTCTTTTCGTGGAAGCCGAAGGATTCGAGGTGCTCTGCAAACCGTGTCACAAGGAGAAGCCCAAGTGCGACGTGAACGAATCGAACTGAGTGAGCATGAGTGTCAATGTGCTTATTGCGGTCATGCCTTCGAAATGTCAGACATGATGCCATTTGAAGGCGAACTGTATGAGCACGACGACGATCTTAACGGAGAGCTTGTGTGCAATGGGTGCATTGCTGGATGCGAGATTGAGTGCTCTCTCAATTGTGCCTGTCGACGCAAGGCAAGAAGGAAAAGGAGAAACCCAAGTGCGAAGCAGTAATTATGACATGCGACCAGGATCTTGAGAAGGAAGGGTGAGAGATGCCACGATGGCGAGTCATGATCCCGATTGACGGGTTCCAGATTTACGACGTTGACGCAGACACACCAGAGAATGCGTTCGATGAAATCTTGGCCGGGAATGGGCAAGTGCAATTCGAGGGCACCATCTTCCAGAACCTTGACGACGTGAAGAAGAATCGGAGTGTCACGTCTTCAGGAATTAACGACAGCCTAGAAAAGCTGACAGATTGGATAAGAAATCGCGGTCAGCCTGTGACGGCTCGCGATGTTCGACGAGGCCTATACTCCATGAGGGAAACAGGAGCTGCAGAATACGCAATCAACAGGCTAGTTGCTAATGGAGTTTTGGAGCGAGTTCCCATTGGAGCATCTAACGGAAGGCCGACGCAGCAATTCCGCCTGAAAGAAAACCAATGACCCAAGACTACGAAGACAAGAAGCGACGATCTGCAGCCCGCGAGGAATCGATTTCTCGCCAGGGCCGGGAAATCGGAGGCATACCTCCCGTCGAAGACCTTGAGCGCCGGTACGAGTGCTCGAAGTCTCTGCTGCTTCATGGCCAGACTTACCATTCCGACCTGCTCTATCTGGAGACGTGCGAAGATCAGCTCGAAATGATTCGCTCGATCGAGCGGGCTGTTCTGCAAGGTGACCTGCAGGCAATCGCCATGCCTCGCGGTAGTGGGAAAACTACATGGTGCGAAGTCGGTTGCGAGTGGGCCATTCTGAACGGCTTCCACCCGTTCGGCGTCATGATCGGGGCCACCGAGCCCCACGCCGAAGAGATGCTCGACTCGATCAAGGCCAGCTTGGAATCAAATGAGTTGCTCCTAGCCGACTACCCGGAAGCCGTCTACCCGATTCAGTGCCTGGAGGGGATTGTCAACCGCTGCAAAGGCCAGCTCTGCAACGGCGAACGGACGGCGATGGAATGGACTGCGAAGCAGATCGTTCTCCCTACCGTCATGCCTCCATCTGATTGGAACGGGCCACGCCGGAAGGATGGCAAGTCGGTGAGCTGCGAGTCAGTCATTCGAATTGCCGGACTCACCGGGCGAGTTC